GTTCACCGAATTTAGTCTGAAATCTACTTCCAGAGTATCTGCCATAAATAACAAATTCTCCTTCTTTACACCAAGCACCTTTAGGAAATTTTTCTTTATCTTGATAACAAAGGTCACCCTGTTTAACAACAAGTCCAACAACAGTTGTCATTTGGATTTTGTCTTGGGTTTCATCTGCTAAGATAACACCGCCTTTTGTTTTTGCTTGTCCTGACCAAGGTCTAACAAGCATACGGTATCCTACTGGGTTTGGTATGATTTCAAGATATTCTTTGATGCCTTTGGGATCTGTTGGAATTTGTGATTTAACCTCTTCTTTATTTTTTTCGTTACCGAAATCATTAAGTTTAGGTTTTATCAATTGTACCATCGTTATCCTCCTTTTGCAGGTTTTTAATATCCTGAAGCAGCGTTTCTAAGGCGCTGAGTCTGCCCCGAGCATACATTAATTGATCAACCGAATCAACCCCATAGCAGAGATGATCTTTTATATCTTTTATCTGTTTATTAATTACGTTAACTATTTGTTCTTTGGTATGGTAGTCCAACATTACAATTTAAATTGTTGCAAAATTTCTAATTTTTCTTCTGCTTCCGATATTTTTGTAATTAGTTTATCTATTTCATCTAAGTGTTGAGGATGCTCTCCAATTGCTACAGGTTTTTCTAAATAGATCTGAATAGTGGCATCAGCTTCAGATATTTGAGCATTATATCTGTCTTCAAGTGCTTGTAATAATGTTGCTCTAAGACTCATAAAGAATCTATATATTATTTGTATGGAAAGTAAATACTTTTTATTTTACCTTGTGCTCTTAATTTTTTAAGATCACCTTTTGATAATTTTGAATAATCAACATCCTCAAATTGTTGAATATGAGGATCTGTTTGATCTTTTGGTTTAAATAAACTTATAAGCCACTTCCACATTATATTTTCTGCATGTTAGGATTGTTTGATAAAATGTTTTTTTCTGCTCTAGGTCTAGCTATAGAATCCTTACTTCTTTTTCTAAGTTGAGCAACAGCAGATTCTTTCATTTGTTTTTCTTTTTTAAGTTTTTGCAAATCTCTTTCTAGGTTCATTTTTTACCTCCACCATTACGGAAGATTTGTGTACCCTTAATGCCATATATGCTCGCCACTACAAGAATCCACAAATTTGTGAACCATCCCGGGAGCTGCGAGAACATCTCGAAGAATAATTTTACCTTGTCCATAGCAGTTGGATCATCCGATATCACCGCATATGCAAGCACCAACACGGGCAAACTGAGAATTACGAGTACGGCCTCGTCTTTCCAGTCAGATTGTCTAGCCTCTAATAATTTGCCTTGATAAGCTTCCTCACCTCGGGCTTGTCTTTCTGCATGTAATAATTGTGCATCTGACATGGCCATTTTAGCTTTTTGCTTGTTAGCATAAATTTTTGAACCCGCAGAAACTGCAAGTTTGATAGCTTGAAACCACATTATAGTTTTCCTCCTTTTTTAAGTTTTACTGGTGGAACTCTTGAGTTAGGTCCTTTCTTTGGTGGTGGACCATAACTTACTCCACCCGATAAACCTCCAACTTTGTATGCAACAAAATTGAAAAAATTTTCTTTAGGTTTAATTAATAATGGATCTACTGGTTTAGTTGCTTCAATAGGTTTAATCATTTGATTACCTTCTCCACCTCCACCTCCAAGATTGGGTGGTGGTTTTGGTACAGTTTGTTTTTTTGTATTTGCACTAAATGGATGTTTAGTTTTTCTACTATCCATTATTTTTTGAACAAGGTTTAAGCCAAGTGTTACAGGCCCCATGATCGGAATGTTTCTAGATTTTCTAGTTACATTATTTGAAACATTATTGTTACCAGTATTAGTGTTGTTATTTATATTAGAACTAGTTTTAGTTGCACCTTGATTACCAGATGAAAAAGGATTATCAGTAGTTACTGAAGACATTGAAGAGGGTGATTTAAAAGATCCTCCACCTGGAGATTTTTTTCCTCCAGCATCCATTCCTCCACCTCTAAATTTTCTAATTTTTCTTTTCATTATTTTTTTCTTCTAGCAAGTTCAAGTTTCTCTTCAGCAATTCTAATTCTTTCTGCTGCTTGATCTTCATTATTTTCTAGTTTCATTTTTTCAACTTCAAGCTTTTCGTCAATTTCATTTTCTCTGATTTCATTTACATTCATATCTTGTTCTGCTTTTCTTTGTAAGTCCATTGCTTTGATATCTAATTCTCTTTCTTTTAATGCAACTAGTGGATCTTTCTGTTGACCCATTGCTTCACCTTGTGCAAGTTGTATAGTTATCTCTGCAACTCTTTGTGCTACCATTGCATCCGTTCTAAGTTTAGCTGCTTCTGGATCTTGTTGTAGCATTTGTTGAATAGTAGGATCCTCTTGTACCATTGCGCCAACTTCTCCTGTTGCTTGTAGTGCAACGTGCTCTGAAATGTGTGCTTGTAGAGCTGAATACACTTGAGGATTAATTTGAACCATTCTTGTAGACATAAACGCTGCATGTGCAGCAATATGGGACGCATGATCTTGAGTTGGAAATGCTTTAAGAGGTTTTTGCATTAATGCTTCCATATTTTCTGTTGCAGGGTCTTTTGGAACCGGTTGTTCTTGTGGAATTAGTAATTGATCTATGTCTTGAGTCCCTAATGCTTCATATACTCTACGATATGCCTCTCTCAAGTTGTGCATCATAGGATTTGACATAGCAATCTTTAAATTTTCGTTAGCAAGAGTTACTCTTTGTGCCATACTCATGATATTTGGGTCTGCAACTGGAATTACATCTACTCTATCATCAAAATCAGTTTGTTTTACTGCTTGATCTGCGCCATATACTGAATATGGGTAGATTGGTGGTAGATATGTTGCAAAAACTTTTGATAAAAGTCTAAATTCTCTTCTCATTGAGTAGTAACATCGCTTGTGTATTGCGCTCATGACCCTCGAACCACGCTCTAATAAGGACACAGTCGTACCAACAGCTCTATTTTGTAAATCATTACCTGTATCCATGTTAGTAATCGCTGCAAATTTCTGTCCTGCATTTACAACAAAGCCCATTAATTGGTATAATGTAGCTGATGGTTCCTTAAATGGTAAAATTTGGAACTGATCTTTGATATTACCCCCAGGTGCATCCACATCTCTGAACTCTCCTGGCTGAAATGGTTGGTCATCGTCTCTGATTCTTATACCTCTAGACTTAAATCCTGCAGGTAAGTTGGATAATGTACCTGCATCTAGTAATTGTCTTAAAGATTGAGTAGCAGTTCTAGATAATCCACCAATCATGTGTGTTAATCCAAAACCATAAAACCCTAATCCTGGTAAAAATTTAAAATGTACAAAGTATTCTTTTCTTTTTTTAGTTTCATCTTCCATTGCATAGTTACGATAGATAGATAAAACCTCACCAGAGCCTTCATCAATACTTATGATGTAAGGAATTTTAACTTCTTTTTCTGAATTGGTATTTTCAAACTCTTCTAAATTACAATCAACATGCATCTCAAGCACTGAGTATGAATATTGTTTATCATTTGAAGGTGTTACTCCTTCTAACTCTTGGTATTTTTTTTCAATTTCTGTAGGACCACTTGCAGTTGGTTTTAATTCCACATCTCTATAGAATCCTGCTGCTTGTTTTTTAAGTATCTCGTTCTCTCCCATTTTAATGACATGAGTAATTCTTTCACATTCCATCAAATCAGTTGTGTAGTATGGAACCACTAAATCTTCTGCAGGAATAAATTTAGATACAGCTCTTTGCATTACTTCATCATAATAAACTTTTTTAAATGCAGATCCTGCTAACGCTAAATAAAATAACAATTGATCAAATTCTGGAGTGTACTCTTCCATCTCCTCTGTAATCATGTAATTCATAAAGTCCTGCACTCGTTGTGCTTGATTTACTTTTTGATTATCCTCTGCACCTAAGACTCTAGTTCTTACAGGTCCTTGAGACGGGAGTAATTCTTTATAGGCTTGTGCTTGAAATTGTGTAAC